TTTTGAAACTATCCAACTTGTTCCAGTCCCAGTATCACTTGACTTATACCAAGCAGAAATAGTCATATCATTCGTTCTCATATCAAGAACATCACCAAAATCTACACTATCCGTATCATCAGTATTCCCTGCCAACTGAATACATTTTCCTAACTGCCCTGTCTGTGCATAAGCATTTATATTTTCTGCTGTACTATCGTGATTTCCTGCCGAGTCATAAATAGTTCCACTCGCTTCTCCTAAGTGCCAAACTGATTCATAAGTAACCCACACATTTTCAGCACCATAGGTAGCATCATCAGCGTAATCACTAGCACCTGAATTTCCATAATAAATATAAAATTCTGTATCCTCACTTGAAGATAATGAACTTGCTAAAAAATGTAATTCACCTGTATCAGTCCCAGAATCATAGTAAACCACCTCTCTTGGAACTTCTGTTTCACCACCATCAGTAGTAACCCTTATATCCCTAGCATCAGTTTGATTACAATTACTATGAAACCCTGCAGGTAAATCATTTAGGTCAACATAAACAGGAAAATTAGATAAAGTAGTATCTATTTCACTTGCTTGGACAGTTATTTTCACCCTATAACTCCAATCTCCGTCATACCAACCCTCTACTGCCGAGTCGTCGTGTGCATCAAAATAATCTGTATAAAAAGTGTCTCCATTTCCGTCTGGGCTAGAATTATCATCATTGGGATTATCAACCACCATATTAGCAATTAGTATTCCAGTTCCGTTAATTGTCCCTTCTGCACCCCAATTCCCCCCCGAATAGTCCGAAGGGTCTAGACAAGCAGACTGCAAGGGGTGGTCTGCGTTACTATCTCCTATTTGTGGATTCCCAGACCCATACTGTAACTGTGCTGTACGAGTCCCACTTCTTACTTTTTCCCCGTTTATCCATAAAGCCATATCCCCCTGACTACTTCCTGCAGAACAATACTGAAATCCAACCATAAACCATCCAGGTAACAAAGCATCTGGAATCTCGTATATTACATTATCCTGCGGCGTACCTCCTGCATTATGAGTACAACATATTTCAACCCCTGTTGTAGTAGCCCTTAAAAACCCTGCCTGTGCGTGAGTTCCTCCCCCGTTATGAAATATCCCCCGCACCTGACTGTGAGTGAGGTCTGCAGGAATGTACAAAAGCATACACGCATCTGTAATAATATAATTATCCATATTCCCACTTGTATCTGGACTACAAGTAGCCGCTAGCCCATAGTTAGGGTAATTATCGGTATCTGCTTGGTCGTAAGTACTTGAATTAGCGTCGTGTGTTGTGTCTGTCCCAGTATTAGCATCTGTATTATTAAAGGAATAAGCAGTATGTACACCTGACCAAGTTGCAAGAAAAGTTGCTAAACCGTCTTTAAATGCCATTATGTTACCTCCTGATAAATTCGGAAGGCAACAACATAATTCTCATCAAAATAATCGCTTAAATCAGTTGATTGGCTACCTGATAAAGTAAATTCCGTATTTTCTGCTGTACTATCATCACTATCTAAATTCTCCCAAGCAGTATCTTCTCTATTATAGATTTGTAAATATACAGTTGAACTTGAGGGTGCTTCTGTACTCTTACCTTTCCAAGTAATACTAACTGGTGATTGTGATTCTCCGTCATTATATTTCTGAAAAAGAAACTTACAATAAGCACTAGTTCCCTCTGCACAAACATAAATATCATTATCGCTTTCAACATCAGTATAATCCTGCTCAACAAAAGTATTACTTAATGTCGCATCATCTGACTCTAAATCACTGGCATTTTCATAGGAAAATATATCATCAACATCAGCATCTAAATAAATACTTCTTTCACTATCAGCAGTAAGTTTTCCCTGTATATAAACAACCCTTTCTGAATCAGAAGTAGTCAAACCCTTTAGATAAATATTTCTTTCTGAATTTCCAGTACCTCCAACTTCTGGTATTTCTACTTCAAAAACCTGTGCACAACCAGCATCATCCCCCCTTATAACAGTAAAGTAATGCCCATCTTCTATTTCAACAACAGAAGCGTTTTGTGAAACACCACTATCAATAGTACACAATAATGGACTACTAGCAGTAGTTATAGCCCAAGTAGAAGTATTTACTGAAAATACCTGCGCATACATATTAAAAGTAGGGTTTTCATCTTTTTCCCAATAAAGAATAAAGTGACTACTATCAATAGCAATAGCTTCTATTATACCCGAATCCTCTGTAGTTGTTACCTCTAAGGCACTACCAGCCGTTGTAACTGCATAAGTAGAGGTGTTAACATTAAATGCCTGTACCTGAATATTTCCACCATTAAAAGAATCATCCTCTGCCCAAGAATTTATATAATAATTACTATCTATTTGAATTGCCGACCCTGATACACCAATATCTGTAGTAAATGTTAGAGCAGAATTGCTTGTGCTAACAACATATGTACTTGTATTAACTTCTAAAACCTGAGCATTTCCATCACCATCAGATACACGATAAAATAATAACAGGTGATTATCGTCTATTTTAGGTGGTCGGGTTCTAGGTTCATAAATAGTAGCACTTGGATATATATCCAATAAACCACCATTATCATCATAAGCATAAGAACCATCATAATGTAAACCAACTGCATATAATTGAGTACCATACTTAAATATCCACGAAACTACACCATCACTAATATAATTAACCAGCGCATTACCAGAATAAGTCCCTAATAGTGCTTGATAAGCCCCAGTTGTAGTAACTGCATAAGTAGAGGTATTAACAGTTAAAACTTGAGAGTGAACATAGTCATATTCTTGATATATGACAACACAATGATTTGAATCCAACCAGCACAAATCATTTCTAGCTGTACTTGTATTTGTATGTATATCAAGCACAGAATTAGCAGTTGTAACAGCCCAAGTAGAAGTATTAACAGTAAATGTCTGAGCAGAGAATTCTTGATAATAATAACTTTGAAAGACAGTTATGTAGTGATTACTATCTATAGTTAAAGAATGCTGGTAATTACAATAGGTAGTATCAAATGTCAAATAATTATTTGCTGTTGTTATATCCCAATTTGCCATTAGTTATACTGAACAAAATTATATGTACTCATATGTAACGGTCTTATCCTTTCATCTAACCATATTTCAAAACCTTCATTTATTGCCCTTTCACTAAACTCACAATCTTCACTCATAGTCCTTCTGTCATACTCTTTCCCATCTATCTCTATTTTCTTACTAAACCTAATCTCACCAAACTCAAATATTCTTTCTTGATATTTTTTGTTTAACTTCCTTAAAACCTCTCTTTTAATAAGCATTGCTCCTGTTCCTGCTGCATCTATTCTGTGTAAATATCCTTCATCTCTAAATTCTTTGATATTCTCATATAAATAAATTCCCTCTACTTCTTTTTTGTAGAACGCACATAACGGGTGTACCCCTTTCTCATTAGGATTTCTACCCAATATAGGTGCGATTACAATATCTTTATCATCTTCAATAAACTTTTCTAAAGTATCTGGTGGTATAGGATTGTCATCATCTACAAAAAACAAATAATCAAAATCACCCCTTAATGCTTCCATAGCAATAGCATTTCTTGCTTTATCTATTCTTTGCCTTTCTATAATCATAAATGCACAAGGGTATGGCTTGTGTAATTGCAGTAAACTCTGAACCATAGTAGCAGGTATCATCCCACTATAACTAGGCATACCTATTAAAATCTTTTTACTTTCCTGCTTGTACTCCACTTTCTTGCTTGAGCGAAGTTAGCTCTTTCTCCTCCCTCTCCATTTTCTCTAGAGTTTCCTCTTTCAACCTATTGTAATTAGATATCACCTCTGGCTTTTCAGAATAATGTTCTAGTTTCCCATCTAATTCTTTCAAATACAAAGTATCTCTATAATGTTGTGTTTCTATTTTTTTGATATATTCTACCCTTAATACTTCCTGTTCCTCAACTGTCAAATAGTCGTATTTCATAAAACTAATAATATAAATTAAATAACATTTACCCAGCACTTGTCTGGGTCTATCTCACTTACATATAAACGCACCTTAAAGTCATCATAAATTGCTTCAGCAACAGTATATAATTCATACCCTGAAGCACCCGTTAAACCATCAATAGCACCTCTCCTGAAACAGTTGTAACTGTTAGGAACTTTCCCTTGAAACTTAGATTTGCTATTCGGTAAATGATAGTGCCTATTACCTATCTCCGTCTTAACATTAAGCGACATAGAAGTAATAGTTAAACTATTTTCTTTTAAGTATGATTGTAGTTTATGCCACGGACTAAGTTCATTAGGTTTCTTTTCTAATATACCAACACCCTCTACCAAACTTTCTCCGTTAGATAAACCTACAACAAATTTTACTTTACACTCTGGTAATTCCATAACCTCTCCTCAGATGTTAAATTATTTATTTTTACTGATAGGTGAATTCTATTCTCACCTTGTTTGAACTCTTTACTCCTACTGTTGATGGACTTGCACTCATTAGTATATAGAAGTAATGGTCAGTAGCAGGTGTATCACTATCATCTATTGATAAAGCAGCACCACTTCCGTCTGCATTTGTCCACTCTGTATCACCTACTTCTGCTAACTGCACATCAGTTCCAGTTGGAGCTGTCGCTGGTGTAGTACCATCGTAAGCATACATTGTGATATCTGTAACTGTGATACTTGAAGATTCACTTATAGTGATTTTTAGAGTCGCTTCTCCATCTAAACAATCCTCTATATCTTCTGTACCATCACCCCAGTCGGCTGTACCACTAGCGATATACTTTACATTGTTAGGGGTATTACCATCGGAATCATCAGCACCACCTGAACTTCTTACGTGTGTTCCGTCATTATAGGAACTTACTGTAATAGGATTATCAAATGTACCATCAGAGAACTGAATCAAGTCAGTTGCCTCTATGGTGGTACCTGAACTCCCTTGTAATTCCCAAGTTTGTGTTAACGCCATACTTTTTACTTAATAATTTAACTACTTTATATTATACCATTTTTTACTAAACCTTATCCCATACCATATCAGAAACTAATTGTTCAATATCAGTTTCAGGTTGCCAACCAAACGATTCTCTTGCTTTACTGCTATCTCCTAAAAGCACCTCAACATCATTCGGTCTGTAAAACTTTTCATTTATACGAACTAAAACATTTCCATTATCTTTATCAATACCTTTTTCATCTATACCTTTTCCCTGCCAATCTAACTCTATTCCAAGAACTCCAAACGCCATATTGACAAAATCTTTAACAGAATATTTTTCACCACTAGCAATAACATAAGTATCAGGAACTCCCTCCATCATCATTGCCATTGCCCTTACATAATCTCTACTATGCCCCCAATCCCTTTCAGAATAAATATTGCCCAACTCCAAAGGCATTTCATACTCACCTTTATTATCGTAAAACTCCCTGACCCAATTAGTAATCTTTTTCGTAACAAATTCGTTACCTCTTAATGCCGATTCGTGATTAAACAATATTCCACAATAACCATTGAAACTATAACTTTTTCTGTATACTTCAACAAAGTTGTGTGCCATTAGTTTTGCTATTCCATAAGGACTACTAGGGTTAAAAGGTGTAGTTTCACTCTGCATAGGTTCTCTAATATCACCATACATTTCACTTGTACTCGCCTGATAAAACTTTGCCTCTGGTCTATATTCTAATAACATTTCAACTAATTCACATACTGCCAAACCATTACATTTCAATGCATAAAACGGTTGCCTAAAAGAAGTTCCTACAAAAGATTGTGCTGCTAAATTATAAAACTCATCCATATCACAACTTTTCACAACATCAACCATATTATGATAATCAAGTAAGTCAAAATCAACTATCTTAACATCATCTTTAATACCTAGTTTCTCTAACCTCCAAAATGTTCTCTCTGAACTTCGCCTTGCCCCACCTATAACATTATTACCCTTTTCTAAATGATACTTTGCTAAATAAGCACCGTCTTGTCCAGTGATTCCAGTAATAAATATATTTTTCATTATTCTCCTAAATCTACTTTAGATAATACAGTAATATTTTCTTTCTTTTCTGTTAAAGTATAAGTACCTTTCTTTAAGAACTCATCAACTGCTCTCCATACTTCAGGTTTTATTGTATCGTGTAAAACTATAAATCTAGGGTCAGATTGTGAAAACTTTTCTAAATCGTGTTTTACCATATCGTAAGTATGAACTGCATCTATAAATAACAATCCTGTTTTACCTATATTTGCTATTGCTGCTTTTTCTGCAGTTGTAGGAATAATTACAACCCTATGGTCTAAATTCAATGACCTAATATTATTCACCAAATTAGGAACAACAAACGGTTCAACTATCTGAATATAACTCTCACTTGCTAACAGTAAAGATATAGTAGATTGCCCTTCTGCACTTCCTATCTCTAAAATGCTCTCATCTTTTTCTAACATACCTGCATACTTACAAAGGATTTCATTATCCTCTTTTGTATGCCAACTTCTAGTCCAACTCAAACTTGGTAGTAATTCACTCCAAATTCCTTGATGCCTGTATTTCATTTTTAATTATTTTCCAAAACTTAAATTGAGATTGGGTGTTTTTTCTTATCTGTTCATAGTTGCCAAAATCCCAACCCCAACTGATAGCACCTATGTTTTCGTTAATCAGTAAACTACAACCACAATAATACGATTCTATAACAGTTCTGCCAAACGGTTCACTATATATTATCGGCTTATGAAAAAAATACTGACACCGTTGATATTCTTTTATCAATTCGGCTGTAGTTAATTCACCTAAATACTTTATATTATCTACTCCCTTAATATCATCTATATTAGCACCCCAACCTGCTATATAACACTTCATATTAGGATTCTGTTTAGCAAACTCAATATACCCATCAGAATTCTTAAACTTACAAAAATTCCCTGCCCAGAGAACTGTATTCGGTTCTTTTTCTCCTTTCGGTTTGAACCTTATATTATCAACACTTGATGGCACTAAACTATAGTTTTCTATATCATATCCAACCTTTTTACAAACTGCTTTATAATGTAACGGACTTAAAAATATGTTGTGTTTAACTTTCTTAAATAATTCTGGAAAATGGTCTGAAACCCAGTAGTCGTGCTCATACCTTATACAGGGTTGTGAATCCACCAGTTCCAATATAAACTCTTTCTCCCACTTGGTAATGTTGTTCAATATCACCATATCATAATCGGTCTTAGATTGGACTACAGAACCTCCAGTAAGCATCTCTATATCATATCCGTGCTTTTTACCATACTCAATCATTATCTGATTAGTTCTCTGTGCTCCTCCCTTGTGTTCTTTACTTGTAAAATCTGCAACCCATAAAATCTTATACATCTTTATCTTCCTCTAATTTATTGAATATCTTTCTTGTAACTGAAGTTGATAATCTTAACTTATCTTCATCCCTTGGTGGTAATAAATGATTTACTGCATCACTACAAATTGCCATATGAATAAACATAAGTTCCTCCCTGGTAAACTCATTTGATTTTTCTAACTCTATGCTCGGTTCTTGTTCCATTATAGTACCTCCAATATTTTATTTTCTATATTATCTACAATCGCTTTAGGACTTCTTTCCTGAGCAATTATATTCCTAGCACTTAAATCATAGGTATGTGGCAACCTCTCAACCAAATTTCTTATACCCTCTACATTGTCAGGTTTGACAAAATGAACCCTATCACCAAACCTTTCTAAATCTCTATGTCCTGCCACTTTTGTAGTTATAACCTGTAAACCCATACATAATGCTTCTAAAACTAAAGTTGATATGCCCTCAGTATCTTTATTTTTTGCTACTCTTGATGGTGCTATCAATAACCACGATTTTTCCATTAAATCTTTTACCTCATCTCTATCTAACCAACCTACAAAATCTGCCTGATTAGATAACGCCTTTAATTTAGGTGCTAATTCTCCATCTCCAAATACAGTTATATTAGGAACTGCTTTAATAGCAGTATCCAAACCTTTCTTTTCTACAAACCTACCACCACAAATAATCTTACCCCCCATAGTTCTTAATCTTTTTAATCGGTCTATATCAATACTAGCACCCCAAAAGATTAACTTGTCCTCTGGAACTCCCCACTCTAAAAACTTCTCTTTATGATAACTTGATATATACCCTACGAATTTACAATTATCTTTACTAATAACTTGTCTAAACTTCTCCCCATCGTCTGTCCAAATATCCCAGGCGTGTGCCACAAACCCAAAAGGTTTTTCAAATGTACTTGCTTTTAATGCTATATGAGCAAAATGAGATAGTATAAAATCACAATCACTCAAATCCATATAAGGATATTGCAATCGGTGGACTTTCACATTATGTCCTCTCATTGTTAGTTCCTCTATCTCTAGTGGTATCCAAGTTTCACTAGGTAACGGATAATCGTAAAGTACATACCCTATATTCATTCAATTATAGTTTTCAAATTATTTACTAAGGTTTCAAACTTAAACTGTTTTTTTCTTGCTATAAATTTCTTACTATTCATTGCTTTTTTAAGTTTATTCGCTAGGTCAAAGTCATCACCCCTTTTAGCAATATGAATATGTTTATCATTTCCTGCAACCTCTCTTAAAGCACCACTATCAATAATTACACACTCTAACCCCATATACCTACCCTCTGCCAACCACATACCATAACCCTCATACGGACTAGGGCAAAACATTACCTTTGCTTTAGAATACATTTCAAACTTTTCCTCATCTGGTCTATCATAATGAGCAACAACTCTATCCTTTAACCCATATCTTCTAATCCAATTATCTAACTGAGAACTCATACTGCTAGTAAATATATGGAACTCCCAATCGTCAGGTGTTAAACTAAATATCTGTAACGCTTTCTCAAACCCCTTATCCCTTTCCCCAGTAGTGGCACTAGCAATAACAATATTCTCCCTGTCGTTTTTATATTTATCTGCTACTTTATCATTAACACAGGGTTGTAAAACATAAGCAGGATTGTTTCCATAATAATCAATACTCTTTTCTTTAGCATATTCAGTTAAAAACACCAAATTAACATCAGTATCTTTAACTAAATTATCTAATTCATAATAACCATTTTTCTCACTTTCAATCCTACTCTTGTCTGGGTCAAACTCCTCTATCATAGGAATAGGGTCAAAGATAAAACTATAAGCAGGGTTTCCTGTTCTAATATGATTTTTTACACAGGCAACATTTCCCTCAAATACAGAACCCATATAAATATCTGCATCTACCTCAACATTTTTAATACTTCTCTCATCATCTAATAAAACAGTTTTATAACACCTATTCCAATCTAACTCATCTTCCCAAGGTGGGTGCATATTAGTATAAATGGTCGTATCATAACCTAGTTCACACAATGCTTGTAATATCTGGTATGAAAATATTCTACCTCCTGAATACATATCCCTATTTTTCATAAAAAATGCTACCGACTTTTTGTTCTGTTTAGGATTAGGTATAACAACATCTACTGCCTTATTTTTAATCCCTATCTCTTTTAATCGGTCTGCTAATATAACCCCTGTTTTTTGTATAGGATAATTTCTCCTGACCCACTCTGCACCCTCAAACCCCATTTCCCAACACTTACCTCTATGCTCGTATGCCCATCTTAGTTTCTTTCGTAAATCTTTCTTACTGGGTTCAACCATTTCACCAACCACTTTAATATCAAAGTTTTCGTATATTGGTGGTCGTGTTCCTTCAATTTCTAATTCAATAAAATACTTATCATCAAAATATTCACTCATACCACTCGCATTAGGAATAATTGAGGTAGTTCCACAGGCAAGTGCTTCTAATGGTGGTAAACCAAATCCCTCTCCACGACTTGGAAACACAAAACAATCAGTTTGCCATAGTAATTCTCTTAACCTTTCCTGATTATACCTTTCTAAAATAACCTCTACATTAGGATATTTGCTTCTCAATATTGGAAAGGGTAATCTACCAACAACACTCTTTAGTATAAGTTTTACATCTTCCTGCTGACCAAACTCCTCTACAAACGCACCAAATAGAATATCCCAACCCTTTCTCTGGTCAAAGGCATTGTACATAGTAAAAGTAAATATATCATCATCTTCCTTTTCCTTGTAATAGAATAAGTCCTGATTATACCCCAATGGTATTACTTCTGTATTAACACCTCTACTGGCAAACGCTTTCTGGCAAAAATGACTAGGTACAAATATTTTATCTGCAATATCTAAATACTCAACCCAATCTGGGTCAATCATAGTAGATTCAAACATTGAATATAAAACTTTCTTATCTGTCTGTAAACTCTTTAACGGATGTGGGTAAGAATAAACTACACCAACCTTTTGCCCAGTATAATCGTGGACTACTGGAACTCCTGCCTGTTCTAACGAATAAATAAGAGGTGCAGTAGATTGTCCATATCCGTGTGGACTGTTATTATTTTTCCTAAAAAAAACACCTTCGCCATCACACCTTTCAGGAGGGTTTTTCCTTTCTCTATAATAGACACCTTCCTGCACCTTATCAGCGAACTTAAAACCTCTTTCAATCAGATACTCAATTCTCTTTTGTTTATCAACTTCAACTGTCCTGCCTTTTAAGTTTACTAATAAAGCCATAATCTATATTACACATTTTATTATAAAAAGACAATAGGGGGCAACAAAACCCCCTATGTCCTCTTAATATCCCATAAATCTTAACTTCTGCCTACATCAAATAAGAACTCATCTCTTACTGTGTCAACTCCGTATAACATATCTAGGGTTACCTGTCTGCCAAGAGCATTTGCATCATAACTTGAAGTCAATCTCATTGAGATTCCACTTTCTGGGTCTGATACAACTGTCTGTGAAACACCCTCTCCATTACCATCAGTTGGTAACGCTCTCATACATAGAACTATTGCATCTTTTGTATAAGCAAGATTGTGGTCAGTAGCAGGAGAACCAGTAGCAGCAATGATTTGAGATTCAAATACATTGATACCAAAAATATCTCCTATTGCTCCTTCAACCAAAGGTGCGTTAGAACCATACTCATTAGCTTTCGTAAATTTATCAACACCAAGCAACGCATTTACTGTAGCAGGACTTGCATAAAAATACTTAGGGTCTAATCTAGGTGCTTTAGCATCTACAAATGCTTTTCTAATTAGTAGCATACTTGCTTCTATTGTATCATCTGTTGAATCATCAAATGTGATATCACTACCTGCGTTTGCATACTCGGCTGCAATATCTCCTTCAACTTCCTCTGCGAGTGCTATAACTGCATCTCTAATATATAAACCTCTAATATCTTGATACGCTTGTGCTCTTGCTACATCTTCAACCATAAAAGTAACCTCATTATGGCTATCCAGGGTAACGGTTTCCTCACTGTCGGCTGGGGCTTGTCTTGTAACATTCTGATTTGTTACTTTAGGATTAACTGACAAACTTCCTGTTTTAGGAATATGGATTATATCTCCATATCTAGCCACAGCAGAATCAACATCTCTCCTTACTGTTTTAGCAAGGTTGAGGTATGAACGCAGAGCAGTAATTGCTTCGTTCAACCATACTTCTGGAATAAAAGAGTCGGCTTGAGTTGCGTTTATTGAACTATAATCTGCCATTTTCTTTTAATCATTAAATTATCTACTGTAATCAATTCTACCTTCTTTTTCCCATTGAGCAATATTATCTTTATTCTCCACATACCAATTGTGGTCTTGTAATTTTGCCCTGAGTTCGGATTTAGTAATAATAAAATCTCCACTCTGAGATTCGGTAGTCGCATTGGCATTGCTTCCTATGTTTGAGCGAACATCTGAACCTGCTTTTGCTAAATAAGGTTTTTCAGAAATGAGTTGTTTTATTGCTTCCTCTAGGTTAGTATAATTACCATCCTTGTCTATATCTAAACTGTTTCTATCTAGTAATTTTACTACTGCATCGGTGTCCACTACATTGAGTTTGTTTGCAATAGATACTACCTCAAGATTTAGTTTATACTCTGACAAATTGGAACTCAATTTATCTAACTCTTTTTCTTTTTCCTCAAGAAGTTCTTTGTACTTACCTTCCTCCTTCAACTTCTCCTGAAGTTCTTTTTCCTTTTCTTTTTCTAACTTACTGAGTGCTTGTTCTGCTTCCTTAGCCCTTTCATTTAGTTTAGAAAATCGTGGGTGCTTAAAAACCTGTTCCCATTGCTCATCAGTCAAATTAAAATCCTTTTCCTCTGGACTCTCGGTATTTTGCTTCTCCGCAGAAGTATCCTTTGTATCGGATTCAACTTTCTGATTTCCTTCAGAAGTTGCATTATCGGTTGATTTTGCCATAAAAACTCCTTTCTACCGTGATTCATTTTTTCCGAGTTTGTACTCGTTCACAGTAAATAATATTATATACACTAATAATGTAGCATAATCGTAACAATTTGTAAAGACCTATATTTTCATTTCCATACGCTTACGGTTATACCCCTGACTCTCTAGTCCTTTCATTTGCACTTCATACATATCAGCAAATGGGTCAGTTTCTTTTTCCTCAAACTCCTCTATATACGGTCTTAGGTTATGTCTGCAATTAGGGTGGAACATACCATCAGCATAAGCATCATCTAAACTAGGGTATCCTAAAGTTTTTCCAGTAATACTTACAACCTTACCTTCCCAAGCAAGACATATATCACAAGTACAACCTGCATAACTTGTAATGTATGCTAAATCTCCACCTCTGTGTAAAATCTGATTTGATATTCCCTGATTGTACGAATTCATTAGGTCTGTTCTTGCCATCATTTCTGCATAACTATCTAATTCCCAATTCCTGCCTGCACTATCTTTAATCTTAACCCCTTTTTTCTGTAAATAATCCAATAAATCGCCCTTGATTTCCCTTAACGATATTGAACCTACAGTATCCTCTGCTATTATCTGCTGTAATCGTTTTGCTGTTAATTCATCTAATACTCTACTTGAACTTCGTTTTATACCACTTATCGCTTCGTGTGTGAACTTCTGAGATGCCTCTACCAACTGGTCAATAGTATCATAATCCTCTTTTGTATATATAACGCTCTTTACACCCAGTCGCTTCAGGTAATCCATAACATCATATGAACCACTTTTATATGCACTCTTTAAGTTAGTTTGATACCATTTGTCTGACTTGTCTGTTAACCTTTTAAGTTCTGTATCTAGTGCTTTAATTATTCTTTTTTTCTCTACAATAGTAAAATTTTCAAAACCAAGTAATACTGCTATTAGTTTTCTTTTAGTTAACTTATAAATGCCACTAAGCAGTTTCACCTTCTTTGTTAATTCTTTCTCTATCATTAGTTCTTGACATTAAATGAAATGTTTCTTCTGAAATGTCTGCTCCCTCTTTATCCTCACCATCTATTTCCTCTAATAAGGCATCTGCCTCATCACCATCCATATCTTCAATTATTTCTATTGCTCTTTTCTTAGATGTCAAACCTGCATTAAGTTTCATAGTTTCATTTGTTATTTCCTCTACCTTATCATCAACAACACCATCAGCAAATGTAATTGTAGGAATAATATCATCTCCCTTATACTTTACTTCTCCTGCTAATGCACCTGTATTAGCAAACATACTAGCAATCTCTATTGCTTTCTGTATACCTAACTCATAATACAACGCCTTTCTATTCTTTTTAGCAAGTGTTCTCAACATCCTTAATTTTAATGCCCTACCACTTTCAGCACTACTTCTTTTATCTGACTCTAATCCAACAACATCAGGACTTATTTCACCCATTAAGAATATCATTTTAACTATTTCATCTATCTGCTTAAAAGCAATATCTAAATTTGCGTTCCATACAATATACTCTGGCTTACCTTCGCCCTCTTGCATTTCAATCATATTCATACTTTCCTTTCTGACATTACCATCTTCATCTAAAATACCAGGTGGAACTGCCAATATAGGGTCGCTGTGTTTATCCAATATATTATCAATACTCGTTAATCGGTTGTTAATAGCAAAAAATAGTGATTCTAAATCTACATAATCAGAAGCACCCCAATATCTGTTATTCAACCTAAAGTTCGGTATATGTACTAACGGTATTGCTTCTATCCCAGTTTCAACCTTTTCCTCATAATCTGTACCTGCCAATTCATTGTAAACTTTCACAGGTACTTTCTTTACTATCTCCTGACTCTCCCTATCCTTCATTTCATATACACTCGTTTCTATCAAACCCTTTGTATAGATTTCTTTAATCAAATACACAACCTCTTTGTCTTTGTTCTTTACATATTCTTTCCAAGCGAGAGTTACCTTTTCAGGTTCACTTCTAAAATTGTTCCCCAGCTCTGGAAAATACATTGCAGGGTTAATATCCTCAATCTTAATCTGATTATCTTCAACCCTTATTCTTAACAAGGCATCACCCCTAGCAGAGTTCAATAATGCTGACTCATAAAACTGCACATCTAGTTTGTTCTGGTATATGAGTTCATTTATAAACCCTTGCTGAATTTCGTTTTTGTCAGGAGATTCTATTTTTACCTTTTCTCCAAACATAACATCTGCCATCACCTTAGAAATTAAACCTGCGAAGTTGCAGGTCATATATCTCAAGTATTTATATCTATCAGAAAACTTATCTCCAATTTCTGACATATAGGCAGTATAATGATTGCCCTCTAACAACCTCTCATATTGACTATACTGTCGCAATCTGGAAACTTCTGATTCATTAGGAAATTTGTCTAATTTCGCCATAGTTCTAAATTTCAAGTTATATTATATATTTTACCATATTTACCGAAATACTTTTGCTTTCTGGGTAAATACTCTAGTACTCCTATGATACTTATTACCTTGTAATGCTAAAAATGAAGCAAACAGGTTGTCATCGTGGTATCCCTCATCGTGTTCTCTTTTTCCATTTTCCTTTCTAACAAATGTTTTCATTTCATTTATTAAGTAATTTGAATTGATAATAAGTTTATCACTCTCAAACAGTTCAACAAAATCGTCAATCATCATATCCCTATTAACACCTGTAGTTCTCCACCCATACTCATTTTTTACCTTAGCAGTTTTCTTGTCAACAGTTTTATTAACAAACAAATTCTGATACCCCTTTTCTTTAATCTTTAATACAGTAGTTAATCCACTACCATTTCTCTCTGGTATTAGAAACGCATCATTATATTTTTTACCCAAATCAATCAATACATCTGCTGTCTGGTCTGGTCTAATAGTATTATCCTGAAAACTTGCAACTTCCTCTATATTATCTAAATCAGTAAAATCCCAAACCTCTATTGCTGTTCTATCACTTCCAATACCTTCGGCTGTATCACAACCTACAATATACTTATGACCGTTCTTAGGTTCATAATATATATTTACCCCTTTCATTTTAGTAATAGGTTGCTTAGATTGTATCTGGCTAACCTTAAACAAATCAAATACTGATATACTAGAAGTTAAAAATGCTTCCTCTGGTACAGTTGGATACTCCTGTTTAACTGATTCTCTTAATCGTCTTGCTTTTAAGTAATACCAGTAGTATTGTTCATCAGATATTTGAAACCTATTCTGTATATCTTCTATTAAGTTACATTTTTTTGCTAAAACCTTATAGTCGTCTTTCCAAGTATTATCTTCTGGTGGAGTTTCCCAGTAGTCATCATCCCAAGTCCAGTTGTAAAAATGTGGAGTAAATTCGTTTTTACCCTCTACTGCATCCATCCAAACATCGTGTGCCCTATTTAATCCGTTAGCAGTAGTTTCAAGAGTTATTACACCGTCTTTAGGTACAGTTTCCAAAGATGAAGCAAACAACCCCTCTATATCTTTAATCATAGCAAATTCAGATATATGCAAATCGTTAACTGTTCCTGACCTAGTATTCAAATCAACATAATATCTACTTGAAGTTTTACCAAAGTACAGTTCCCTTACATTATCATACTTTACCTCATATAGTTCTCTTACTCCCTCTGGTAGATTTTCCCAAGCAAACCTAGCAATTCTAAATATGTCATTAGTTTTATCTCTCCTATGCGCTATTGTAGCAACCGTTATGTTCGGATTTAACATTGCCTTTTTAAGTTTCCTAACCTGTTCAAGAGTAGTAAAACCCATCTGCCTTGCTTTAAGTATAAAATCCCTGCCAGTTCTTTTTTTAATATAATCTAACTGTGCTCGTTTCGGCTTAAACTTAACCTTATTAAACCCTTTATCTTTAATGCAGAATTCATTTAGTAAATCTCTACTCATAATCTTCACCAGTTGTATTAGGGTCTTTATCAAATTCCTTAATAAAATCCTCTATTGTTACACTTGTTACTACTGATTCCTCTCTTGTACTAAACTCACCCTTACTTTTCCTTTCTAAATACCACTCTGCGTGTCTAGGGTCATCTAAACTATTTACAACTGTTTGCCTTGCCTTTAACAGGGGCTTTTCTTTTAACAACCTTTTTCTCTCCAAAAACTCAGGATTTTCGTTCTGATAATTATATAAAGTTGAAGTACTAATATCTGCATAAGTACACGCTTCTATATCACTTGCACCAATAGCAAATGCTGATTCTAATTTCTGGAGTACATCATCCGTCATAACAGTAGGTCTACCTTCTTTATTTTCACTCATTTTTGTTCCCTTAATATTTTAGGTACACATTTTGCCCAATCAATATAATGGTGTATTCTTTTATGAACACTACCTAATTGCCCTATTTTAACACAAGACGGATTATACATCACAGTGAAAAATGATTTTACATAAGTTCCATAATCCAAATATACATCTGTTAATCCACTTTCCTGCGATTGGTGCATAGTTTGTATTACTTTTATCATAGTAGTAGTAAAAAATAACATACCCTTTATTCCTAAATTCACATAGGTAGTAACATCTTCATTTAATCTGCCCATAAACTTAAAAGGTCTTTCAGTACTACATAAAAAAGTATTCATTGCCTTTCTTAACAATTTCGGTTCTGCTCTACTCCCTAATTGCCCACCCATAAAATCTCCACCCTGTGCAAATGCTATAGTTGTGGTAGGTGTGTTTTTATAAAATTCCAATAATGCTTCAATTACCCTGTCTAAATCTTTTACCTGACTTGACCTAAATTCCCAGTTTTTATTGAAACTATATTGAAATTGAGTGTAATCATCACACATAATCATAAAATACTTAACACCTTTTTCCTTTGCCAATTTAGGTATTGTATTAACTGCATATAAGGTACTTCTTAAATCCCCACTATTGTCCCCACCGTCTGATTCTAATGCTGCCTTTTCTTTATCAAATACTAACAAATCATCTCCGTATTTTTCTTTATACAAGTGCAATGTAGGGTCTAAATTATCAGCAACAAAATATATCTTTCCAGTATAACCACTTTTTCTCAATGTGCTATAAGTCCACATCTTATTAGGTCTGCCGTGAACCATTATAAATATAGCAAAATCATTCAGCATCAGTTTCAATACTCATTAAGAAATTAGTTAATCTAACAAAACCGTTCTCTATTGCCTTATCATAATCCACTATTACTAATGCTAGTTTTTCCATTATATCCTTTATCTCTCCATCTGAATTGGCATAATAATCAGCAATTTTAGAATAATTAAACTCATAAAACCTCGTTGATGCTTTTATTAAAAACTCTTTTTCTTTTTCAGGCAGTTTAGATTGCTTTATTAACTCTTGTAATTCATCTGCTTTTTCTGAATTATAAATTTCACTCAGTTTAGGTTTCTCATTTTTAGGTTCATATATAGGTGATTTTATTTTTTTAGTATAAAATTCATCTTCCAAATCTTCTAAACTAAACCCTGTTAATTGCTGTAGTTTTATATCTAACTGTTCTAATTCTACTTGAACTAAATCCATATCCCAAGGGCTTTCATTGAGTTTATTATCTGCTATTCTATATGCATTTATTTCATCTTCAGTAAGGTCATCTGCAATGATATAAGGTATAAATTCCTCTCCTTTTTTAGAATATACTGCCTCCTTTAATTCCGTATAACCCAATTTTTTCATTGCTAAATACCTACCGTGTCCAACTATTAAAGTTCCATCAGATTTTATTAACAAGGGTTGTTTACACCCAAACGCTTTAATAGAATTTGCTATCGCTTCTATCTGTTCTTTAGGGTGTTTCTTTGCATTTCTTGGATAAGGTTTTATCTCTATATTGCTCATAATAGTTCTTTTGCTTCATTAAACTTAATTATTCCTCCATACATATCAGAAGATAAATCCATTATCACCTTAGCAATCATTTTATCCTTTAATACAAAACCCTTAACATTATCCTTAATCCACTCAACCTCTGCTTTGTATGCTTCTAACTCCTGGTCTAATCTAAACTCTTTGTCTTTAATATACTTATCCCACCATTTTTCAACACCCATTTCTTTCTGCTGTTTTATATGTACTTTCTCGTGTGTAATTTTAGGTTCTTTTATTTTCCACTTGCAATAAACAGTATCCCCATATGTGATTATAACACCTTTTTTCCAGTTAATCTTAAAGTGTTTTTTTAGTTCCCAGTATATATCTGGTATCTCTTTAGATTGTTTTATTTTGTAATTCATTTAACTTATTTTTATATTCCTCATACTTTTCTTTATAATAATCACTATCATACTTAACAATAGTATTGCTTAATCTAACCTTTTCCTCCCAAGTATCTAAACCATATTTATTGATAAACCAAACAGAATATTTACCATAATTTCCATCTCTGAAGTGATTACAACCCCTACATTGTGCATTTACTAATTGTTCATCCAATAGAATAGCAGGTGCTCTCCCACCTATTGCGTGTCCTGCTTGTAATTCATTAAACGGAAACTCTTTTCCACAAGTAACACATTTGCCTCTTGTTAAAGTTTTTGTAGTCGCCAAACAATCCCTAGTCCTAATATATTTACTAAACATTCTCCACGCCTTGTTCTTGTAATAACTAAGGTTCTTTTTTTTAGCCATACAGAGTATCAATAGAACTTAATTCATCTTTATTCACACAATAACAAGCACTATGATACATTTTCAACTCTGCTATTTCTATAAATCGCTTCTTAGATATAACACCCATAATTTCACCACCATCAAATTCTTTAGTTACTTTAACCAGTATATAAGCATCAACATTATCTGCTTTTTTATCCCCATCTATATGCCACCTTGCCACTATTAACTCGTTAGCAGAATATGAACTTTTAACATCACAGGTAATTGCCTTATCATTATAAAGTAAAACTATATCGTCATACCTCTTTTTCTTATCAAAATCCCATAGAAAGGGTTTATTAAAATACTTGTGAACTATATACTCACCTGTGAAACCTAAAATATCATACTCTAAAGCATCACCTTTACCCTGCTTTTTTCCTGCACCTTTCTTATGCTCTAAAAACCTCTCGGCATAATCCCTAATCTTTTTCTGTTCCGTCTGGGTCAGTTTTATCATTTTCAAAAACAGGTTTCCCTACATAATTTATATCTTCAATCCATAGATTAAGTTTATCGGCAGGAACATATTTTTTAATACTGCCATCTGGTCGTTTTTCTGTTATAACTCCCCACCTCTTATTGGCATACTTAGAGTTAAACCTAAAATTGACTGTCTGCCAGTTTTTATCAAACATTTTACTAATTTGTGAAACTGTGTATTTTTCCATATTTATAATATATCATATTATATCACTATCATCAAACTTCTCTTTGTAATGACTACAAATCTTTTCATATTCTCGTTTATAATAATCAGCAAACTCCTCTTTACTCGGTTTATGCCCTAATTCTTGTTCCAGTAAACGCCACAGTATATCTCTAAACCGTTTTGAAGGACTTTTGTAATTATCATATATATCATTTTCAGGCAGGTTGCTTAGAATTTCATCTACATCAATCTTAACCTCATTTCCTATAATTTCATCAGTAATAACTACAACTGTGATATCTCCCCTATGAGAATCAATTTCTGCTATATCCTGACTTGTTAATTCTAACAACGAATCCAACCTTAAACTAACACTATTATCTGTCCTACGGTTGTACCCTTTAAGTTCTGTTTGTATTACT